GAGCCATCTCTAATTGTTGTTCCTGCATACATATTAATTCAAAATGGTTAATCGCTGATAGCGACTGACGGCACGCGCCAGATGGTTATATTGTAACAAATCCTGCCCCTCTTTGACAAAGCGCTCGGCCTCCGTTTGCGCACGGGCGATCAGCGGCGTGTCGCTCAGTGAGGCAATTTTTAGGTTGAGCGCGCCATGTTGCGCTCGGCCGTAAATCTCGCCAGGACCGCGCAGCTTCAAATCAACTTCCGCCAAGTAGAAGCCGTCTTGGGATTTCTCAATTTCCCTGAGGCGCTGGGATGGTTTATCGTGACCCGACAACATCAAATGGCAAAAGCTCTGATGCTGGCCGCGCCCAACCCGACCGCGCAACTGATGAAGCTGGCTGAGTCCAAAATGATCAGCATTTTCGATGAGCATGACCGTGGCGTTCGGCACATTAACGCCAACTTCCACCACCGTGGTGCTCACTAGCATATCAATGTCGCCGTCCGCAAACTGCTGCATAACCGCGGCTTTTTCCTCCGGCGGCAATTTACCGTGTAACAATCCGACCTGGCGATGACGAAACATCGTTTTTGCCAATTTATGATATTCCGCCTCGACCGACTTTTTATCATTGTCGGGGTTATCGTCAATCAACGGACAAATGACGTAGGCTTGGCGGCCCTGAGCCAGTTCGTGATCAATCACCTCGTAGAGTTTTGGCGCTGAAGCCGGCGACCAAATTTTCGTTTCAATCGGCTGGCGTCCAGCTGGCAGCTCGTCCAAGATCGAGATATCCAATTCACCATACAAAGTCAACGCCAAGCTCCGCGGGATCGGCGTGGCAGTCATGCTAAGCAGGTGCGGCATATAGTCCGCTTTCTGCAGCAACGCCTGACGCTGCTTGACACCAAATCGATGTTGCTCATCAATCACCACAAACCCCAGCTTATGATACGCCACTTTTTCCTGAATCAGCGCGTGCGTACCAACCACCACGTTGATGTTGCCATTTGCCAAGTTATCCAGCAGCTGCCTCCGCTGAACGCCCTTAACATGCCCTGTCAGTAGGGCCACCGACACACCAAACGGCGATAACAGCTCATCCAGCGTTTTAGCGTGCTGAGCCGCCAAAATATCCGTTGGCGCCATGATGGCTGTCTGGAAACCAGCCTGCGCCACTTCCGCCGCCACTAGTCCAGCGACCACCGTTTTGCCCGAGCCGACATCGCCCTGCAACAAGCGGTTCATCGGATGCTCAGACTCTAAATCTTGTAAAATCTGCCAGGCAGCACGGCGCTGCGTGTTGGTCAGGGGGAATGGCAGTTGCTCAACAAATTGCTTGACGATTGGCTGATTGAACGGGATGCGCCAGCCAGTCAACTTGGTTTGCTCTTGCTTATTAAATTGTGCCGCTAAGATCATTTCAAACAACTCTTCAAACGCCAAGCGCTCACGACCGCGGGCAATTTCCTGATGATTGTTTGGCGCATGGAGGAACCTGACGGCTTCCGCGCGGCTGACTAGTTTTTGTCGCTGAACAATGTGTTCTGGTAGCGTCTCGGGCAAAAATTCCATGATGGGACGTAGGTTTTTTAGCAAATCCTGCACAGTTTTTGGGCGGAGATTTTTGATGGATTTGTAGACGGGATGGATGCCCAACGTATGGTGGACGTCGGATGTATCAGTTGACTTGGCGAGCTCGACCGACGGATTGCTGATCTGATAGCTGTTATATTGCATACCAAATTGACCAGAGAACATGAATTCGGCGTCGGATCTCAGCTGCGATTCGCGGTACGGCTGATTGAACCAAACGGCCTTGACCTTGCCAGAATCATCCGCCAGCACCGCCGTGGTGACTCTCAAACTTCGGCGCACAATCCGCGTGGAAATCGATTCGCAGCGCGCCCGCACTGTCACTTTACCCGGCTGAAGATCAGCAATGTTGACCGCCGCCGAATAATCATCATACGCCCTCGGCAAAAAATCCAAGGCATCCGCCACCGTCTCCAAACCCGCCGCCACCAGCGCTTGGGCGGTTTTGGGACCGACGCCTTTGATTTGTTCTAGTGGAGTTGTTAATTTCATCTACGAAACAGCGTTGATGCCTTCCAGCGCGTAGGCGGTATCCTCCCAACCTCTCACTTCTATTGAGTCAACGCCCATTTGCTTGACTGGAAAATCATTGCCGCCTTCTTGTAATTTATCGCCAAAGAATAGCGCCTCTTCCTTTGACCAGCCGTTCAGCTCAAGCAGCTTACCAATACCATAGGCTTTATCAATTCCTGGCAGCGTAATATCAGTGCTGGTCGTACCGCCAATCCTCACCTCCAAACCGGGCAATTTCTCCGCCACCTTGTCGCGATACACCGGGCGAATATCTTTATACTTTTCCGCCCAGGCATACTTATCCTCTGGGGTCGCCTGCTGACCCAGTGCCGACATGGTAATCTGGCTGTGGCGATCCTCGATAATCTCACCCGCAGGATTATCACACCAAATACCCATCTCCCTGGCAACTTCTTCCAGCGCCGTAGTTATTTGAGTTTTTTGCTCATCAGATAAATCGTTCGCATATTGAATCTTCCATTCATTATCAGCAGCATCAAATCGATAATACCTAGTGCCGCAAGTCGGCATCGCATGAAATCTTTGGAGCAACTCAGGCTGGACATTAAGCCGATCAATCACCTGCTTTTTGATCTGCTGGAATGTGCCTCCCGTAATGACGCACACATCATAATTTTCAAGCAACTGGCTGAGAATACCAGCCATGCGATCACTAATTGGTGACTTGGTAATGGCTAGCGTGTCATCCAGATCAAACCCGATAATTTTCTTCATCATTCGTCTCCCTCCATGATTAGCACAAATGTATTTTTACCTTTTTTCAGCAGAGATGTGGTGTTCACGGCTTGGTCTTCAGTTATTTTTTCACCATTGAGGCTGATAGCGCCAGATTTCAGCAGGCGTTTTGCCTCGCCGTTGGAACTGACCGTGCCAGAGACCACCAACGCTTCAATGACGCCGACGCCGACATCAACGCGCGGAATTTCTTTAGCTAAAGCATCCAGATCGTCGTCTGACAATTGCCGGAAATCACCGCCGCCAAACAATACTTCGGTCACCCGCTCTACTGATTCGCGCCGATTAACGCCGTGGACGATGTCGGTGACTTCGCGCGCCAAGACTTTTTGAGCTGAGCGGGCACCTGGGTTGACGGCGTGATTTTCAGCGATAGCTTCAATGGTATCGCGGTCGAGCATAGTAAAGATCTTCATGTACTCGATAGCGCTTTCGTCGTCAACGTTCAGCCAGAATTGATAGAACTTATATACGCTGGTTTTGGTTTCATCCAGCCACACCGCGCCACCTTCGGACTTACCGAATTTGCGACCGGTTGATTTGTTGATGAGTAGTGGTGCAGTCATGGCGTGAACTTCGGCATTTTCTTTTTTGCGAATCAATTCCACGCCTGAGAGCAAATTACCCCATTGATCAGAACCGCCGATTTGCAAATTAACGCCGTGATGTTTGAATAAATGCCAAAAGTCATAGCCCTGCAGTAAAGTGTAGGTAAACTCCGCAAAACTCAGACCCTTACCATTAGCAATACGCGCCTTAAAAAATTCCCGTGTCGTTAGCTCTGCCATGTTAAAATTCTTGCCAATGTCGCGGAGGAACGGCAACAATTCCAAATTGCCCAGCCAATCCGCATTGTCCACCAAGGTAAAATCGCGTCCCGCGAAAATTTGCGACACTTGAGCCTTCAATGCTCGCTTGTTGTGCTCAATTTCAGCATACGACAGCAGACTCCGCTCCTCGGTGTCGCGCATATCGCCAATCATACCAGTGCCGCCACCAACCAGCAGGAATACTTTATGACCGCGCTCCAAAAAATGCCGCACCATCATGTAGACCGCCAAGTGCCCTACATGCAGACTATCCGCCGACGGATCTGTCCCCAAATAGAGCGTAAAATTCTCCGAATCGATAAGCCTGTCGTCCGTAAATGTGGTCTGATTCCAGAACCCGCGCCATTGTAGTTCTTCTGATAGTTTCATAGCACTCCTTTTCTTTATATTAGTATAGCAATTTTATAATTGAAGCGAAACATATGCGTGATATAATAGGACTGTGAAGAGGAAAACTACGATTAACACCGCCGGACACGGCTCAAGTAATAAGAAGTCTCCGTCAAAACGGATGAATTTATATGCCAATCTGGCGCAAAAACATCGAACAAAAAAGGACAAAGATGCACGTGAGCGGGCGGAATATTTGGCAACTTTACCAAAACACCCCGTCAAGCGATTCTTCTACCGCCTACATCCAAAACGCCTAGCTAAATATTGGTTTTCTAAACGTGGCGGACTGATGGCCTTGAAGATTCTTGGCGTTGGCACCCTATTGGTGCTACTACTTATCGGTGGTATGTTTGCTTATTTCCGTAAAGATCTTGATAAAATCCGCCCTGGCGAACTGGCTAAACGTGTCCAAACTACCGTTACCAAATATTACGACCGTAATGATAATTTACTCTGGGAAGATAAAGGGACAGGAAATTATCAATTGGTCGTCGAGGCCGATCAGATTAGCGACTATTTGAAAAAGGCCACCGTCGCAATTGAAGACCGTGACTTTTACAAGCACCACGGCATTAGCCTAAGTGGCATGATGCGCGCTATGCTCTCAACCGCTTCACAGCGTCAAGTCCAAGGAGGCTCAACTCTGACGCAGCAGCTAGTCAAGCAGGTCTTCTTCGCCGACGAAGCTGGCGACCGTTCAATTAGCGGCGTTCCTCGTAAGATTAAGGAAATTATCCTGGCAATTGAAGTTGAACGCATGTATAGCAAAGATCAAATCTTATCTCTGTATCTAAACGAATCTCCATACGGCGGTCGACGTAACGGTGCAGAGTCAGCCGCGCAAACATACTTCGGTAAGCACGCCAAAGATTTGACACTGGCAGAGGCAGCGCTGATTGCCAGTATCCCACAAAATCCAACCTACTATAACCCGTATAATACCGCCGGACATAAGGCGTTAATTGCCCGCCAACACACAACTTTGGATTATATGGCCGAGCAAGGTGTTATTTCTAAAGATGAAGCCGAAAAAGCTAAAAAAGTTGATATTCTAAGCACCATTAAACCTCAGACAGAACAACTAGAAAACATTAAGGCGCCTCATTTTCTACTAATGGTTCGCAACCAACTCAGTAAAGAGCTTGGTGAATCG